TTTTGGATATTCTGCAACTACTGGTGGAACAGATTATGAACTTAACTTCCTGTTAGTGCACGATGCAGCTGTACTTCCAATTGTGAAGCAAAGACAACTTAAAGTATTTGACCCAGATACTAACCAAAAAACAGATGGATGGTTAATGCAGTCTAGAGTATATCACGATATTTTTATTCCAGATAACAAGACTGTTGGAATCTATGCGCACACAAAAGCTACTGCTATAGCATAGGAGGTTGATAATTGATGAGAATTAAAAGAGGTGGTGTTACTCGGCACGTGTCAGAGCGTGCCTTTGACACCAAATTCAAACAGCAAGGATATGAAATTGTAGAGGAAGTTGAAGAGAAAGAAGAATTGGCAGATAAAACTGTTGATGAATTGAGAGAAATTGCTAAAGAAGAAGAATTAACAGGTTATTACAAATTAAATAAAGATGAATTAATTGCTAAAATTGAGAAGGTGGTATAAATGGCAAGTGTAGGAGAAGTAATACAAAGAGTTTTCAATTCCAGTAATAATACATTTGATGTGTCGCAAAAGGGGAGTAAAGGGGAAATATCATCAGTACAAGAAGATAACCTTGCTGAAACTGAAAAAACTTATAATAAAGAAGCTGGTGCAAATGAAATTGAAGTATATATTGAATCTGGTTATGCAAGGGTTAGAACAGATGGTAACCCAGCTACAGCTACAACTGGCGAACCACTAGGAGAAGGATTAATGGCAAGCTATACTGTAGATAGTGTGAGTATATATTTTGTAGCTGATACTACGTTGACGGTGGTGAATAGATAATGAGGAGAAGATTTGCAAAAAAAGATAGTTTTGAAAACCATCTTATAATGGGTGTCAAATGGGATAGAACTGCTACCTCTACATTAGAAAGAACAAACCAAGCAAAAGGTAGAATTGCTGGCGTTGGTGTAGATGACCAAATTGTTAGAAACGATTTTGATAACATGCCTATTTTTGGAGAAATGCATGATGTTACTGATGGTTATGGCAATGAATTTGTTAGGATACCAAAATTCTACATCAAAAAAACAAAATCAGCTGATGAAAGAACTTGGAAAGTTTCAAAAACTCAACATGAAGGTTTTTATTTACCAAAAGTTTTTTGGGATTTTGAGAATGATAGAGAATTACCTTATTTTGATTTCGGGAAGCACAAGGCAACAAAAGATGAAATAGATAGAATGGAAAGCAAGTCGGGTAAATATCCTCTTGTAAGTGAAAATATTGTAGAAATGAGAAACTATACAGAAAATAATAATGCAAATGGTGTCAGTGGGTATCAGCAATTAGATATACACGGTTATGATGTTATTAAGACGCTAATGTATATAGAATTTGCGACACTTGATATGCAGTCAGTAATGAGAGGATTTCTTGATGGTAATTATAGCACATCAGATACTGCATTAATATCAGAAACATCAGTTAATAGAATTGTTGTTGATAACGCTGTTGCTGATAAATATAGAGTAAAACAAACAATATCGGTTGGTTCTTCTCGTGGCAACAACAGTGTTTTTTATGGAAGGACAATAACTAACATACAGGCAGACACTCCCAGTGCTGGTCAATCTTCAATAGTGTTCGATGGCGACCCTGTTGATATAGCTATAGATGATGTTATATATAATACAGGGTGGAAAAACGGTTTTTCAGCTGATATAGCAGCAAGTTCAGGCAGCCCTGTGAGCAACACAAATGGCAAGTTCCCTTGTATGTATCGAGGTATTGAAAGCCCTTACGGAGATATATGGCAGTTTGTAGATGGCGTTAATATTAATGATTGGCAAGCATGGGTTACTTCAGACGCAAAGGATTATGCCAGCAATGTATTTTCCGCGCCATATGAACAATTAAATTATGTTAATCATAATGGAAATGGATACGTTGAAGAAATGGGATTTGATGAAGGTAAGCCATTTGCGTCTTTTGCAATTTCAACAGGCTCGTCGTCTTATTATAGAGATTATTATTATCAAAATAGCGGTCAAAGAATTGCCCACGTTGGTGGGGGCTGGTTCTATGGCTCGTATGGTGGTCCTTCTTGCTGGTACCTGGCCGATTCGTCTGCTAGTGCTGCCTTGTACATCGGCGCTCGTCTTCTTAAAAAAGCCTCTTAACGGGGGTTTGGGGGTGGATAAAAAGAAGTGATAGTTATAATTTCTACCAAAAACATATGAAACCTTATGTTAGTTTGAAAGAAGCTAAAAAGGTGGTGAGTAAACATGCAAAAATACGGAATAATAGAAAACGAGAAACTTAAAATTGTAAACAAAAATCACAAAAATGCTAAACCTGTAGAGTACACAAATCATGAATTTGACCAGACTCATCAAGGTGTATTCACTACAAATATTATAGAAAATGAGAATGAAATAATTGTAAAATCAGAAGTAAGAGAAATAGAAATAACTGAAGATGAAAATATGGATATGATGATTTAATGAAAAAAGATATAGGTTGGGAGTTTTTAGAATTAATAGAAAAACAAAAAATAATTATTGAAAAACTAACAAAAGAAAATATTAGATTGCAAAAATTAGTGGAGGAGATAGAAGAATGAAAAAAGGAGACGTAATTAAAAGTAGCTTGCTACAAGAATACATTGTTCTAAATGTTTATTATGACGATTATTTAGGTGAAGAAGTTGTAGTTGGGAAAATGAAAGACGGAGTTGCAACTGGGAAAATAAATGTTTTTCCTGTAAGTAGAATAAAAGAATAGCGTAATAATGCGACACTTTAATTTTGAAAGAAGGTGTAAATTATGGCATATGCAACGATAACAGAATTAGCTGATTATTTAGGTGTATCAGAAGCAAACTTACCAGACGATGTAGAACGCTTATTAGAGAGAGCAAGCGACTTGATAGACTATTACACATTAGGTAGGATAACTGCCGGAGAAATAGCGTCTAAAGCCACTGTGAGGCAGTATGAATGGTGGAGTCAATTCGATGAGTTTAATACGCAACAATTCTTCTCTGAAATAAGTATTGGTCCTTTTTCAGCGAGCAATAGAGGACAAAATGCAGGTGGTGGTCCTCCAGAGTTAGCACCCAGAGCAAGACAATTATTAATGTTAGAAGGTTACCTGTATAGAGGTGTGAGTCTACAATGAAGTTACCTAAATCAGCACAACCACATACAGCGACTATTAAACCTTATCTTGGCGAAGGTGCTTATGGGCCTGTTTGGGGCGACACTTATGACATAGACTGCTATTTTGTGCATAAGAAAAAAATAACCTTTGATGAGGAAGGAAATGAAATTACATCACCTTCACAGTTGCATACTTCTGCTGACATCAAACCTAAAGAACAATCAGAAGTTAGCTTTGAATGGACAAGCAAACCATTAGAAGTGATTGCAGTCAACAGATATGACAATGCACTAACTGGCAACTTATCAAATGTAGAGATAATGTTGAGGTAGGTGATTATATGGCGAAGTTTAATTGGTTTGATGATGTAGTTGATGAACAATTAGAAAAAGCAGGTAGAGCTACTTGGCGTGCGGCAGAATCTATATTAACAGAAGCTAATAAGAAAGTACCACACGATACAGGAACGCTTGAGCGAAGTGGAGTTGTAACTCAAGATGGATTAAGTGGTATGCCAAAAACTGTGTATAATCAAGCTGAAAATGAACAATGGCCAAAAAATAATTTTAAATTTGATTTTCGCAAAAAGCCGATATTCTATATCTCATATAACACGCCTTATGCAGTTGAAACTCACGAAGTATCTAAAAACTACAGGAATGGTAGAGAAAACAAGTGGCTTGAGACTACATCAAAAGCAATGAGTGGAAAGATAGAAGGTTGGATAAAAGAAGAAATGAAGAAGGGATAATATGCTAGATGAAGTAATACAAAGGCTGGCAAACAGTATAACAGACATAACTTATGACGAAACTGGCATAAATGGCAATATATTTCAAGATAATATGCCAGCTGAACCAGATATTGCTATAATGGTACAGGGTACAGGTGGTTTTCCAAGAGATATGTGGTTAACAGATTATTTTGAGCCAACAATGCAGGTTTTGGTTAGAGGCACACGTGATCCGAGAACAGCGAGAAGTTTGATTGAAAAGATTGTTGATGAAATAGGAGTTTTAGGAGAACAAAAATGGATAGCATCGGGCGAGTGGTATGTAATTAAGTGTCAGGCTATACAGCCACAGGGAATATATATCGGCCCAGATGATAATAACAGACACAGATTTTCGGTTAACTTTGAAATGGAAGTTAAAAAATTATAAGGAGTGAATAATAAATGGCAGCAAATAATAAAGTGTTGGCAAGAAATTATACGATTGAAGTTTATGACGGTGCAGCTTATGTTGAAGTTAAGGGTATTAACACATTAACTATTTCAACAGAGAAAGAAAGTTCAGACACTACCACTTTTGATAGCAATGGAATGGCTGAACACTTAGCAACACAGCGGGCTAAAACAATTTCAGCAGAAGGTTATGAGTATTATGACGAAGCTGGTGTACAAGATGCAGGACAGGCAGAGGTTGAAACTCTATCAGATGCAGTAGGAATAGCAGCAGAAAGCACATTACACATAGTTCACGATAATTCTGGCAGAGAAAAATGGCTTAATGGTACATTCAACTTATCTGATATTGGTGGAGGAAACAATGACCCTTCCAGTTGGGGTTTTGAGTTTGAGAGAACAGGTGCTTCACTAGACGTAGACCCTAATAGTGTTGTATAATAATTAATCTTTAGATAACAAAAAATGGAGGGATAGATTATGAGTAAAACAATAGATTTTGATCAGTTTAGAAAAGAGAGAAAAAAAGAAGGTATTACAATTAAGGCATTCGGGGAAGATATAGAACTTTTACCTTCCCCTCCTCTTTCCAGTGTATTGAATATTATAGAAATGCAGGAAGAAGGCGGAGTTGAAGAATTGCCAGCTAAGCAGGTTAAGAAAAGTTTGCAGGCAATGATAGGTGAAGAACAATTTGACAACTTAATTGAAAAAGGAATGACAGTTGAGGAATCAGAGTGGCTGATTACTGAATTGTGGAATAAATATAATGGTAAAGATGATGAACAGGATGATACAAAAAACGCTCAAAATTCTCCATCGCAGAAAAATGGGGATTCATAGAAGCTGATTTTTTGCGAGAGTACAGAATAGATTTAATAGATGAAGCCGATAATTTAACTTGGAGGAAATTTAATGTTTTACTCAAGTCATTGTCAGCCGATTCCGCTCTTGCAAGGTCAATCAGAGCTGATGGGGAAAAACCAGTAGAAGATGAAGAAGGTAAATTGTTAAGTATGTTATAAACAGCTTAATAGAAAGTAGGTGAAACATGGCTGTAAAAGTAGCAGAGTTATATGAAACGTTAGAACTAGATACAAGAAAATTTAAAAAAGATATGTCATCAGCTAAAAAAGACACTGGCAAGTTTTCAAAAATGCTCGGCGGTATCGGTACAGCGGCAGTGGCGGGAGCAGCGGCAGCAGGTGCAGCATTAGCAGGCGCAGCAGCTAAAGGTGTGAAAGAGTTTGCTAACTTTGATAAGCAGATGAATGAAGTATTTACATTAATGCCTAAAGCAAGCGAGGAAGCTCAGAAACAAATGTCCGATGACTTGCGAGCCTTCTCCAATGAAATGGGAGTTGCAACAGATGAAGCAGCTCCAGCATTGTACCAAGCTATTTCAGCAGGAGTTCCTAAAGATAATGTGTTTAACTTTATGGAAGAAGCACAAAAAGCAGCAACAGCAGGTGTAACCGATTTGACAACTTCTGTAGATGTGCTTTCTTCTGTAGTTAATACTTACGGTGAAGAAAATATATCAGCAGCAGAAGCAAGTGACTTGATGTTCACAGCTGTCAAGCAAGGTAAAACAACCTTTGGCGAATTATCAGCTAATATGTCTGATGTAGCACCAATCGCTTCCAGCATGGGAATAGAATTTAGTAATGTAACAGCAGCATTATCAACAATGACTTCACAAGGTACACCAACTGCTAAGGCTACAACTCAACTAAAGCAAGCAATGGCAGAGTTATCAAAAGAAGGTAGCAAAGCAGGTACAGCATTTAGCGAAGTGGCTGGAACTGACTTCCAAACCTTTATCAGCGAAGGTGGAAATTTACAGGAAGCAATGTCACTAATGGAAGAAGCTGCAAAAGAAAATGGCACAACTGTTAGTAATATGTTTGGTAGCATTGAAGCTGGGCAGGCAGCACTTGCGTTGACAGGTGAAGGTGCCAAGAAGTTTAAAGGCGATTTAGAAGAAATGAATAGCGCTAGTGGTGCAACTGATAAAGCATATAAGAAAATGGAAGAAAGTCTAACTAGAAATTTTGAAAGAATACAGGTTGGAATGAATGAAGTTTGGCTTACTGTTGGAGAGCAACTAATGCCTATCATGAAGGATTTGACTGATTGGGTTATTGCTAATATGCCAAAGATACAAGCAACGGCAGAAACGGTATTCTCTGGAGTTTCAGATGCAATTTATTGGGGCATAGATGCATACAAGCAAATTAAATCATTTGTAGAAGGTTTTGTGAGCGAAAATTCCGAAAGTCTTAATGCTGTAATGGCAGATTATCAAGAAATATTCGATAGCATTAAGCAAATTATAACAATATTTGTAGGTTGGGCTAAACAATTTTGGTCAGCTTATGGTGAAAATATAATTTCAGCTTCAAAAGCAATGTGGCAAAATATTAAAAATATATTTAATATGCAACTTGATAATATTAGAGATTTATTTCAAGGAATAGTAAAGTTAATGCAAGGTGACTTTGAAGGTTTTGGTGAAGAATTAGGTAACATTGGGTCAAGAATGTTTGCCACATTAGTCAAAGTTATAGAAAACTCTTGGAAGAATATAATCAAACCCGCAATTGAAGAATTGGTAGAAAAAATTATACAAGGATTTAATGAATTGCCAGAAAAAATGAAAGAAGCTGGCGGAAATATAGTTGAAGGTGTTAAAAAAGGAATAACTGACAAAGCAAAAGGTGCAGTAGATACCGTAACTGGCTTTGCTGGAAGTTTGATTAATAAATTTGGTGAAGCAATTGATGCTCATTCACCTTCTCGAGTTTTCATGGGATACGGTCGAAACATTGTAGAAGGCGTAGAAAAAGGTATTGAAGATAATACAGATAAAGCAGTAAGTGGACTAGAAAAATTATGGAATGATATGCAAAAAGCTGAAAAATTTGAATCTAAATGGGAAGAGAAATTATTTGGTCAAACTGCAACCGTAAGAGAAAAACTGGAAAAACAGAAAAAGTTGGCTTTAGAATACGCAAATAAAATTGGTGCAGATACAGCAGCAGTAGAACAATATTTTGCGAATGAATTTGTAAAAATTGAGCAAGAAAAACAGAAGAAAATAAGAGAAATGCGACAGCAAACTATTAATCAACGTAATGAAGCAACTAAAAATTACATGTCGCGCTTGATTGAACAAAATGCGACTGAAAAAGAAATGTTAATTCTTAAAATGAATAGAGAATTAGAGGCAAATAAAAATAATGAACAAGCTAAATGGGCTATTAAACAGTATTATCAAAACGAAATAGATAAATTAGAGGAAGAAAATCATCAGAAATCAATGGAACGCACAGAAAAAGAATTAAG